CGAATTTGTCACCCAGGGCGTTAAGCCGCCGCAGGGCGTCGCTGATGTAGTGCGTTTCGGCCTGGCGCCTGGCTTCCAGGTCGCGCCGCTCCTGTTCGAGCCGTATCTTTTCTTGCAGATCGTTTTGCAGAGCGTCGAGAAGCTCATCGCTGTTAAGGTCCAAGTTATTGCCCCAAAATGGGCTATACAAGCAAAATCCGCTCCCCTATGCAAACGGCGACGCCCGGCGGCGTCAGGGGAGCGGATTTGATTGGTAGGATTGTAGCACAGTTGGATGGTAGTGTCAATTGTTAATATCCGCACGCTTTTGACTATCATCCGAATTATAGCCATTTGGATAACGCAGTATTAACTTTTCGATATTGCTTTGCATAATTTCAGACATATCAAAATCGAGTTTTGTGCATAACGCAGCAATATACCAAAGACAATCGCCAAGCTCTTTTGCTAATTTTTCTTTATCAATGCCGTGCTGGTGAAAAATAGCTTTTTTGGCAAGTTCAGCTACTTCGCCAGCTTCGCCAGCTAAACCGATGGCGTTCCAAATTATCATTATCTCATCATTTGAGATTGTAAAATCTGGGCCGTCGATTAACGTACGTGCTGCTAGTCTTTGATATTCAGTTGCATTTATTGTCTTTTTTCTCATCGCTCACCCCCGCCCATTCCCCACGACCACCCCCGGCGTGGGCGTACTCGGCCGCGCCCCGACTCGCCCGGCCTTTTGCCGCCATTGCAAAATAAACTCATCGGCCTGGCCAGCGTCTATCGCTTCGCCGGTCGCCTGCGTGAAATGCTCCGCCATTTCCGGCGGTATCGGCTCACGGTGATGGGCCTGATACCATTGATCCAGGAACACATCGGCCAAAAGTGGCAACGGTATCGGCAATTCCCTACCTTTCGTATAGTAATTATCTTTATCTTTCCCCTGCCAGCGACCCGCGGCCACTTCCGCCAGATACACCACCATAATCGGCAAAACGGCGCTCAGCAGAAACGGGCGGAAAAAAACCAACGGCTCCCAGCCCGGCAATTCCAGCCGGCTCGAAAAAGCCAGCCCGTGCAGTAAGTTGGCGTAGGTGCTGATAAAGGCAAAGAACAGCACCCCGCCCCACAACCAGCGGGTGGGCCGTCCTTCCCGCCGGGCGCGCTGAATACCGACCGCAATCGCAAACAGGCCGACATCGACGGCGATGGCCTGCACGAAGCCCAGGGCCAGATTGCCGTTCTCCAATGTGCTAAACGACCACGCCACATGCGTCAGGCTGCCGAACAGGGCCAGCGCCAGGGCCAGCCACAATAACGAATTTTCTTGTAATAGTTTCTTCACGATCCTTCACCTCGTTTTAGATTGATCTAACTCCAAACTTAATCACCGTTGCACAAATGTTCTATGCAAATAATATTTTGCGAAGTGCAAGCGCACCCCCAGTTAAACCCCACTTTAACCGTCGCTAACATTCTCCACCCGCACCCGCACCTTGTAACCCACCAGCAAATCCTCCACCTCCCGCTCGAGCAGCGCCGCCAGCCGCCGCCGGGTCGATTTCGCCCGCAGCACGTCCACCGGCCGGTAATCCTCAAAGTCGGGATAGACCGGCTGCACGGTCACAAACACCCGATAATTGGCGCCTTGCAATGGGCCGTAAACCCGCGCCTGCTTCGAGGGCCGGCGAGGGATCAGGTTATTGTTACGGTCGATAGCGGCCAGCAGCCAGCACACGAAGCGGAGGTGGCGGAGGAGTTGGTCTAGCATTTCAACTCAAAACTCAACATTCATAACTAATAACTCCCAACCCCCCCTATCCCCCACCGCCGCGCCCGCACTTGCCGCGCTTGGCGATGGCTCCATGCCAACTCACTTTCACTTACTTTCGCTCAGTTGCGCTCACTTTCACGCACTAGAGACTTTCCGGCGGCCATTCCGCCACCAATCGTTCCAAGATCCGCCAGGGCGTGCCGCGGATCCGCCGGGTCGCATTGGGCGCCGCTCGATTGCGCCGCAGCGCGCCAGCCACGTCCAGCAGATAATTCCGGGCATTGACCTGATCTCGCCCGATCTGGCCGTCCCAGGTCCGTTGACTGGTCGCTCCCTGCCGGGCCAGCTTGCCGGATTGTTTCGCTTTGTCCTGCAATTCCCACGCTTCATACAGCCACGTTCTAAAATCCTCAAAATAAACGATCACCTCCGCCCCATCCTCCAGCGGTACCCGCCAGCCGTGGCCGGGCGGGATGTCGTGCGGATGCCAGCCCCGTTGCTCATCGCCCACAGTCGGGTTGTCAAGCTCGCCCTCGACAACAAAATGGATAACATTCTGCATCCAGCCGCCGCCACTGCGGGCCATAGGCCGGGCGTACATCCCCCGCCCGACCGCCCGCAGCGCCCGCTGCCGGGCAGTATAGGCCAGCGGCCCGATCACCAGCACCGCCCCGGCCAGGGCCACGATACCGCCGCCGTAATCGTGACGACATAACGGTGTGGCGTCGGTGTAGAAGCAGCCGATCTGCCAGGTGAGGTATGCGCCAAGGGAAGCGAACATTACCGATATGATACTCCAGATAAAAACAGATTTGAGCGCCTTCACCGCCCGAACTCCTTATTCCTTCCAATCGTTTAACGGGCCAGTCGTCACCCAGATCGAGCTATCACCCGTTGTCGCCGGTACTACCGAACCATCATCCAATTCGAGGCGGTAATAAATTCCCAATGCTCGCCGAATAACCTGAACCAACAGGATGCGCTTGCCGTCGTAGTATTCGCCCGCCTTAACTTTGTTTAATTTTTTCTCCATATCGCCTCTATGTTATAATCCTACTCAACCCGCCGCCCATCGGCGGGCCGCCGGCCCGGACCTTCACTCCGGGCCGGTTACGTAACCATTGCTATCAACCCAAACCAGCCGGGTCTTGCCACCGTGACCGTGCACCGCCTCGACCGCGGCCAGGCTATCGTAAACGTTGACGCCATAGGGCGGGCGCAACCAGCATAAGACGCATTTGCCCCGCCGTAAACTGCACGCCCTCGGCCACCAGGCCGGTGCCGCTCACGCCGCTTTTATCCTCAAAACGAATCAGGCGAAATGTTTTCATTGCTTGCACGCGGTCCTTTCTCCAACAGCTTGCACAGCCAGCAATCGCCGTCGGGGTCGTAATGACCGCCGCACTCAGGACAACGGCGACGGTATAACTTGGTGATCTCCCGGTCGCCCTCGCGGATCAGATAACAGGTCGTGCCGCAGCGGTCGCAATCGAACACGTCCACGATATAGAGGCAACCGGATTGGAAATGGATGCCCTTGTAGACGTAGAGGCCGCCGCAGGCGCAGGCGTCGCCGGCTAGGAGGCGGTTAGGCATCTTCTAATCCCGGCAGCATTATGCATCCGGCTCGCTTCATTTCCTCATCAGGCGGTAATGGTTGAAACTCATAGCCCTGTTCCTTGCCCCAAGCTAGCCATTCGCCGTAATTAAACAATTCAGCCTTAGCTTTATTTTTTGTATGATGCTGACGATCCGGTCCTAGCCAATCATCAAAGTCTGAAAAGTAAAATCGCCCCTTTTGATGATCGGAATATTCTCCATCAAGCATTGATAACCTCCTTTTTTGGCTCCGTTCCGTTGCCGTTTTCGGCCAGCTCCGCCTCCTCCTGTAGGGCCAGCCAATCAAACAGCGTCGGCGCCATTGCTTTTTGCTCCGCCTCCTGGCAATATTTGAGGCCAGCAACGAAATATTCATAATTTAATTCGATCCCATAAGCCCGCCGCCCTAATTCGATCGCCTTGGCCGGTACGGTGAACAAGCCGGCGAAGGGGTCTAGCACCAAATCATTCGGGTTTGAATAGAGCCGGATCGCTCGCTCTACGATGTCAAACGGTAGCGGGCAAATATGATTAGCTTGTTGCTTGCGCCGCTGTTCGCTATTGAGTACCCGCATGAAGGTAATGTCATCCCAGACCCATTCCGAAATACTGACCGGTGGCTCGTAAAAGAACGTAGCAGGCAAATTACCGGCTTCTTCTTTCACTTCGAGCCGTTCGACGTGTGCGTCGTGATCGTAAGCCTCCGCCGGCGTCAGCAGCGTATTGCCACCGGAGCGCCAGAAGCTGTGAGCGTCGATTTGCCAGCGGGCCCGGCTGTACTCCGCCTTGTCTTTGGTGACCGGTCTATCGGCCCGTTGATCCTGCATATCGGACGGCTGCTTGCGGAATAAGAGCAGATATTCGGGTAAGCCGCTGCCCATCTTGGAAGCATCTTTACTCATCTCCGTCCAACCCAGGCGATAGGTGCTGTTATTCTCCCGGACGACATCGGTCACGATCGTTCGCCGACCTTCGTACATAAAGCCGTGCTTTTTGAAGGCGAATACGCACTCATCCGAGAATGGCGCAATCTCCATAAAGCCGTGTGACGTTTGATGCCCGTACAACACCCGGTCCTTAACGTGAACGGCTGCGCAGCGTCCCGGCTCTAGCACTCGCAACAGATTTGAAATAAGAAAGTCCATTTGCTGCCAAAACTCCGAGTTAGATGGATTGTGCCCAAAATCCTCATATTGGGTCGTGTACTCGTAATGATTGCCGAATGGGATCGAGGTGTGGATCAAGCCGACCGAGTTATCCGGCAGCCGCTCCAATTCCAAAACGCAATCATTATTGACCGCCGTGAATAGCTGCCCGCTCGCCTCCTCTCGCTCCAAGCCGATATTGCGAGATAGCTCCTTGTCAAGCGTCGCTTGTACCAGGCCGTATTCCTTGACGATCTTTTGCATCTTTTCGACCAGCTTATCGTGCTGCGTCCATTTGCGCCGCAGCGTATTAACCACCTCATCCTCGCTCTCAGCGTAGATGATATGGACGTCGACCGGCTGATATTGTTGGAAACGATGCGTCCGGTGAATAGCCTGGATAAAGTCTTGAAACTTGTATCCGACGCCCAAAAAGATATTGGAGTGGCAATATCGCTGAAAGTTGCAGCCAGAGCCGGCGATGCGGGGCTTCGTGGCCAGGATCGGTATTTCGCCGTGGGAGAAGTCGAGAATACGCTGCTCCCGCAGGTCCAGAGCCTGCGAGCCGTACACGGAGGTGCTATCCGGCACCGCTCGCTCGATTGCCCGCCGCTCATCTTCCAGGTCGTGCCACAGCAGCCAATGGCGATCAGGATTACTGCCCATAATCTCTTGCATCTTTTCGATTCGGGCCTCAATCGTCGCTCGCTTTTCGGCGCTGGCCTCGCGCACTCCGCCGGCCGCGTTCAAAAAGAGGCGATGCTGGCCGCGATTATCGGTTTGATCCCAGGCTCTGGTTTGATCCACTTCCAGCCGATGCCAGGTGACATTGAGCTTAGGCAGATCGTAACCTTCATCGCTGTAGCCCAGATCAGACGGCTTGTAAACAAAGAGCGCCCAACTTGCCACCCACAACCAGAACTTTTTTTCGTGCTGAGGGTGCAAGGTCAAATTCCCGGCCTTGTTTACGTCCCGTTGGAAAAAGCGGGTCAGCGCCTGGCCAGTGTCCATAATCCCCAACCAGTTGGCGTAATAGATTAGCTCACGGTAGCGATTGGGGGAGGGTGTGGCCGTACAAACCCATTTATACTCAATATCGGCAAACAGGTTCAAAAAGACTTGATAAGTTTTGCTACCTAGCGAGCGCAGTACCGAGCCTTCGTCCAGACTGGCCCCGGCGATGTCGTGATTGGCCGGCGTGATGTCGCCGTCCCGCAGCCGTTCGTAATTGGTGATGAGATAAGGCGTTTGGGCCGCTTCTATTTCGGCGTCGGTTCGCACGTACTCGAATTGAACACCCAGCCGTGGCCCGTCCTCCTCCGAGAATTGATGCTTAATTCCCAGAGGGCAAACTACCAGATATTTGCCACCGGTGCGCTGATGGACCAGCCGGGCCAGTTCGACCTGGATATGAGTTTTGCCCAGACCAAAAGACATAGCGATTAAGCCGTGCCCCAGCCGGGCAGCCCAGATAATAGCATCGGTCTGATGCGGAAAAGTCGAAGGGTGCAGCTCATGTGGCTGCACATCGAAGCCGGTGGTATGCACTACGTCGATTTTGGTTTTTAACCATTCTTGATAATCAGCGATTAAATCACTCATTGTAGAATTTCCTTTCTGAGTCTATCACGTACCCATTCCCCCCGCCCCGCAGCACCTGGGGCCGTTTGCCGTTCCGCCCGTTGCCGTTATAATCATACGTCGTCGCCTCCCAGATCGAGCGCAGCTTAACCGAGGTCCACAACTCCATTATCGCCACCGCCGGCGTCATCGGCTCCAGCTCCAACGGTTCGATATCATCATCGTCGTCAGGCTCGGGCAGCGGGTCGGCCAAAAAGAACTCGAACACCTCCGGCGCGCCTTCGCCCGGCGCGGCCCGCGTCCGAAATTCGCCGCAGTTGGGACACTCCCGCACCCGCCGCCGATAGGTCAGCTTGTCGTAAGATTGGCGAACGGTGGTCGGCTCGCCGCAATCGGGGCAGCAAAAAAAGAGGTAGGTGGTCATCCCCCCCAGCCCTGGCCATCGTCCTGCCATTGTTCAATCGGATACGTCGCCGGATACGCCGCCGGATTGAGCCGCAGCCCGCCCTCGGCATCCCACCAGACCAGCAGCACGCCGCCGCTGGGGACGAATTGGCAAACCAGGGCATCTTCGAGCGCCTCCTGCACGTCAAGCGGCGTCAATTCCCAGCCCTGGCCAACCATCGTGCGGGCGTCCTGTATTTGGTTCAGTACCGTGGCCATCCGCTCGAAGATCTCGGCGCTGGCCGCCTGCACTTGTCGGGCGCTCATTACCGTTTGCTCACTCATAACTCACCTATTCCTCACTTATGCGACTTAACCAAAATAGGCGTGATACAAATAAAAATCGCCTTGATCGCCGATGTCAATTTCTTCTGTAATAGTTGGATCGGCAATGTCAATTGATTGCTCGATTACTAATTTTTTGTCATAGTCGTCAGGTACAATCATTAGAATTGCATCAAGACTATAATTAGTGTCACCCTCGATTTTTAATAATTTCATTTCATCACCTACTCCTCACGATAAACGACCTCTTTGCCGATGCGCCCGCCTTCGAGCGGGTACTCGCCCTCGAAGATAATCCTAAATTGAGTCCGCAGCTCCCGCATTACCCCGTTGACCATTTCCGGCTCGCCTTCGATAGCAAACTTTCGGACCTTGGGCAAGGCGGTAAAGGCGGTCAGGGGAATAGAGCCTCTCACAAAATCAGTTACCATCGCCCGCCTCCAATCCAAGATACTTTCGGCAGGCCGCCGGGTCGTCGGTCTTGTCCGGGTCCAGGGCATACTTCTGGAAACATTCACGTAACAAACTTAAGACGGCTTTATGCACAGTATTGTCCCTCTTAGCTTTTAGAATAGCGATATACCCATTGACGGTTCTCATCAACTCATCATAGTTTTTACCCATCATCGACCCCCAAATAAAACCAGCTTTGATACGCCACATTCGCCCGCGCCCGCAGCTCGATGCCCTCCACTTCCCGCACGCCGTTCAAGGCGTCGGGGTGACACCAGGCCACCGTTGCCCGCTGGCCCAGACGTTGCCGGAAGCGGGGCGCGGCCTGGCGAATAGCCGCCGGCAGCTTGGCCGGGTCGCCCTGGCAGAGTAGCTCCCATTGGGGTGGCTCGGCCGGGGTCGGGTTGAAAAAAGATAGTTGTTCCATCGTGTACGCTCCTGTGATTTATGATAATTACGTTTCCCAGTTTATCTGCTCCTCTACTTCCGGCGGCGCTTCACCCTCGACCACTTTCACCCAGATCAGGGCCGGCTTGTGTTTGATGTTGACGCCGGCGCCTTTCGCCTCACTCCAACCGATCAGGTTAGCCAGGATCGCGCCGTCGGGATCGTGGTCGGAGAGGATTTCCGAAGGTGTATATTTCCGGCAAAGCACCGGGGCTGAATTAAAAGTTGTCTTGACATTACGAATCCCCAAATCGCTCAAAACCTCTGTCACGTTTGCGTCACGCTGGCGTGACAGGTTTGTGACTGGTTTACTGCTACTGCTACTATTATTATTGATAGTAGTAGTAGTAAGTATCTGTACTTCTTGGTCACGCTGGCGTGACAGGTTCGTGACATCGGTCGTTTGCTCCTGAAGCCGCTGCATCCGCTTACGGTCGGCGCTGTCAATCGGCCCCTGGCGCTTGGCCCAGTTCGTGACAAAATATGTGCCATCCGGTTTTTGTCCAATTATGCCGGGATCGCCCGGCTTGCGCTTCGTTTCCATCAAGATTTGTAGCTCTTTTGTCAAGGTTTCCGGCGCTTGGCGGGTGAACCAACACATCGTTTTCAGGTCCGGCAGCTCGCCGCCGCCGTTGTTATCGGGGTCGAGGATGCTGGCCATATTGAAACATTCGATCATCCGTCGCCAGATATTGTCCGGTAAGGGCCCCACTTTTTCGTCTTTGATGAGGTCGTTACCGACCTTAAACCAGTATTTGCCCATAGTTGCTCAAAAAGTGCGTGACAGAAACGTGACAGGCTATGTCACGCTGGCGTGACAGAAACGTGACACAAAACGGAAAAAAATAAACGTAAACCAGGCCCAAAGCGGAAAGATCGGAATTTTTATTATTAAAGAATCTGATGATTGCATAAGGTTATTCATTGGCTGGCTTATATGGGATAGGATGGCTATGCGAATTAAAACAGATTTTTATAAGCTGCTTTCCCAACCATTCGGTGTAGGCCGGGGGGATGGCTTGACTTAATTCGGCTCTGGTCATCCAGTCAATATTCATTGCAATTCTACCGCTTTCCGCCTCAAAGTGATTGCCAGCACAGGTAATAAATTCATATCCGTTTAATGTATGATAGACACCTTTCGATGGTGGCATTTTATAACTATGGTTGCAGGTTGCGGGCGGAAAATAAATAGGTGGATTGCATTCAAATAATCTGTGTCGATAAACACGCAAGCCGGGAAACATCGAGCCACATAACATTAATGGATTGACAAGCGGCGACCCTGGCACATTCTCGATCACATAAGGTTTGCCACTCTGTTTTAATATATTCCGGGTTGGTTTAATTTGGTCTGGATATTCTTTAATTACATTTGGTAAATTATTTAGTAGCGTGAATGGCTGACATAATGGCGAAGCGTGTATCACATCATATTCGTGGCCGTGTTCGGCTATAACTTCCAAACCATCCGCCTGGATAAACTCAAACGGGTATCTTGGCTGTGGCTCGATGTCAACCCCAACCACTTCAAACCCGGCCCGATAATAACCCATCCCGGCCCCGCCTGCACCGCAAAACGTATCTAGCAATCGTAAGCGCCTCACTCAAACAATCTCCCCTGCGCCACCCGTGCCCGCTTCCGCTCCCGCCGCGCCACATAGACCGGGCAGGTCGCAAAATGGACCGTGCCATCGCTGTTGACCGGTCGGCGTTTGCCGCGGGTGGTCGGCACGAAGGCGATATTCTTGAAGCAATGCCGACATTCCGTGACCTTGTAAGCGGCCCCGTTGATGACGAAGCATTTACGCAGCCTGGCGCCCATCGGGATCAAGTGCGGACCATCGCTCAAAAGTTGTATGTTGGCTTGCACGTTTCACCAAGGTAATGTGCTGCACCGCCCGCCGGCCGGCGCGGGTGATGTAGACAAGATGCTCATATTGGATGATAAATTCCTGCCGTTTTAGTTCCTCCAGCAGATCCAGCATCGCTATCGGCGGGATGTCCAGCTCGGCGGCTACTTCCCATTGGTCATTCAGGCCGTTACGGATCAGGCAGAGCGCCGTGGATAACATTCGCTGAAATTCGATAGTCTGCTCGTTTTGCTCGGTCATCGTTGACTCCTATTATCTGCCCTGGCGGGCGTCTTGGGCGTGGTCTTTGATTTGGTGAGTGTTGGCCAGCATGTCGCTGACGCTGGCCAGTTGCGCGGGTGACATACTATCTTTGAGAAGGTCATTTAGCTGGTCGATTTGCTCATCGGTCAGGGCGGCGATGTCCTCCAGGTGATGCTTTAATTTGTGACTGTTAGGATTGGGTAGCCCCTTGGTTTCGTTCCAGAGCGAGCGAAAAATGATCCCGATACTGGAAACAATAATAACCAGTGTGATCACGTACCAATCGCCCGGATAGGCGATCAGCAGATCGACGCCGACGCCGATCACAACCGTGATCCAGGTCCGCCGCTCCGCTAAAAATTCGCCCTGGCGGGTAAATTGGAGAAAACTCGCCCAAATAATCCCCCAAAAAAGTGCGGCCAATATTCGCAAAATTAAGAGCAAATCGACGAAAATTGTCATAAATGGCTCGGTCACTGGTATAATGTCCTCACTCAACTACTTTTCATCCTTCGGACCTGGGGCGGTGGCCCTGCCACGGAAGCCACCGCCCATTCACCAAGGAGGCCCGCCGTCCGGTCGTCTACCGCTCCCCCAACGCCAGGTGCCAGGTCGCAGAGAGGCGGCACTGTCAACCGCCTCCGGGTCACGGGCCGGATAGCAGGCTAATCAACATTGCGGCGCTTTTCCAGAATGGTCAAGGCCCATTCGACCGCGCCGGCTTCGAGGTAATCATTGGCCAGAATTGCAAAGGCAAAATCAACTAAAGGGTCATTCAATTTGAAGCCGAAAACTTTCTCAATCTTAAGACGTGTGCTAGTATGCTGTTTACGGGCTTCCCGCTCGAAACTAGAAATCGTCCGACGCCCTAATTTAGCCAGGTGTGCTAAGTCCTCCTGACTCCAGCCCCTTACCAATCGAATAACTTTCACTTTCCTGCCATCTGAAATTGCCATTTCCGAAATCACCATAGTTTTGATTGCAAAAATATAATAGCACAAAATGGGTCGATTTGTCAATAGACAAACAAAAATTGATATCAGAATCACAATAGTTTAAGGTATAATTTAGTTATGCAAACAGATTTTGTGATTTGGTTGACCGAGGAAATGAATGAGCGCGGTTGGTCAAATAGTGAATTGGCTAGGCGTGCGGAGATTGTACCTTCGACAATATCATCAGTAATTAGCGGTAGAAATCAACCGGGGCTTGAGCTTTGCATCGGCGTGGCGCGGGCTTTTAATTATCCGCCTGAGCGCGTATTGAGGCAGGCCGGTTTATTGCCCGACCAGGGTGGCAATCAAGTAATTTATAATAAATTGATCGAAGTGGCTAAGAATCTGGAACAGACTGAGCTTGAGAATTCCTATCAGTATCTTTTGTGGCGTTATCAAGTTCAGCAGCAAAAAAAGCAAAAACCCCCGACCGCAGAAGATCAATAAAACCGGGTGGCCAGAGTGGACGTAAGGCCCAGATAACCTCAACTAATTGGTCCTTATTAGCAGAATCATTCGCCGTTGAAAGTTGCTTCGTTGCCATCATAACCTAATCCCTTCTCTCCTAAAACAAATAAGGCCCATTATAGCAATAGACCTCTTACATATCTCAGTAATTATATTAAAATATGGTTTGAAAATAGTTTGAATAAGCAAATAGTCCCACGATTGGGACTATTTGCCTATGGAAATATTCAGTTGTTGGCCTGATCTAATAGCCGCTGCAATCCACGCAAACCGTTTCCCCCGCCTCGACATCGGCGCTGGTCAGCAGCGAGCCGCACTCGGCGCAGGTTGGCTCCGGTAGCCAGATTTGGGGCGGGTTGATGACCTGGAGCGCCGTTTGTAAGCCGTCGATGTAGCCGCGGCGATAGCCACGGTTGTAGATGATTTGCTCTTGATCGACTTCGTGGCCGATGGTGCTGTTTAACTCACCGGCCAGGGCCAGGGCGTTTTGAAGGTTCATTCGTTACGCTCCTCTGGTCGCCAATCACAGGCTTGGGGAATATAATAAGCAAATTTGTCATTTTGGGGGACACATCCATCGATTAAAGATATTAAGCTTTGTAATTGCCGATGTTTGGTCGTGTCGCCTAATGTCGTGGGCGCTTCTGCTAGAAAGGAATCGACCGTTAAGGTTCGCTCCCTTTTTTCCTGCTTGTGATAACATTTTATGTATAACATCATTCTATCCTCTCCGCCGGGCGACGCTCGAGCCGCCCGGCTCGGCTAATTTATTTGACCGTCGCTTTGCAGTAGATCGGCTTCGAGCCGTCATCGCCGCCGCCCGTTTCGGCGACTTTCTGCGTGCAGTACCAGCCACCGCCACGCTTGCTAGGCTTCATCGGCGTGCCGTGCGTTGGACACATCGGGGCGCTGCCGTTGCCACTATCGGCGTTGCGGGGTGGCGTGCCGGTGGCCGGCGTTGCGCCCAGGCCTTCGAGCTTGTTAAGCGCCCCGTCGAGTTTGCCCAGAACTTCCAGGCCGGTATTGCCCCGCAAGGTCAACTGAATACCATTATACCCGCGATAATTAAATCGTAAATTGACACTGGCCGGCGCTTCGGTGAAATGGATCTCCGGCTGAGGTAATGCGGCTGCGGCGGTTACGGTGGTGCCGTTGCCATTCGTGCTATTCTTCGTTGCCATTTTGTCGCTCCTTTTTTAATTGCTCAGCTTCTTCAAATTGCTCCGTTTTGCACTCGGCACAAAGCCCGTGACTGGTTTCGTCCTTACCGGGCTTCGTGCCGAGATGTTTCCCGCACCAGGCGCAGACGATCTCGGTGGCCATCAGGCCGCAGCCTCCAGGCCATAATCGTCCACTTCTTCCGGCCACGGCTTGGGCGAGCCAACTTCCAGGGCGATTTTGTAAATGGGGTTGTCACGATAAGAGAGGGCAGGCAATTCGCCCAGCCACGCTTCCAGATCGGCTTGACTCATTAGCTCGTATCGCTGCGCTTCGCCGGGTAAACTCGGCTGCCGGCTGGGGTTGGCAATGGTGATCTCATCAACCAGCGTCGGGGGCAAATGCCCGTTGCGCCAAATCCTGAGCGAATATTCGCCGTAACCCTGATCGACCAGATCAAAGCGCAGGTCATCGATCTTGGCGATTTCTTCTTTGCCCCAGCGTTGGGCCTTGAGAGTTGTGAAGATCGGGCCGGATTGGAAACGCTCGACCAGTTCAGCATGGAGATCGGCGAAGGTGCTATTAGCGGCGAGGCGTTGCCGCTGCGCTTCGTGGGCGGCGATGTCGCGGGCTTGCATAGCCAGGTATTGATCTTGCTGCCTTTTGGCCCCGGCCCGGTTACGCCGGATTCGCTCAGGGTGCCGCTCGGCGACTTCGGCGACTTGCTGCTTGACTTGCTCGTAAACCTGTGGTAAATTTAACATTGTACGCTCCTTGTGAGTGCTACTGTGATTGAGCGCCTCGCTCTTGGTCGGGTTGGGGCGCTCTTTTGTTTTATTAGAAATAGACATTAATCACTAAAATAATGGCCTTGTAAGCTACCTTCTTCATTGACCCGAACCTCTTTAACGAAAGGAAGTAACTGCTTGGCGTGCCGAATTGCCTCATTCCAATCATTGTGTGACCATTTGACGGCTGGCCGTTCTTCCCAAGTTGCATCTGGATTATAATCCAGATGATCTTTTCCCTTAACCTTAAATTCAAATATCATTTTTACCTCCTGTATAAATGAAATTTACTATTGTTAGTAATATTATATCAAATTATGGGTAAATGTCAACCCTTTTAACCTTAAACTTTACTAACAATAATAAAAATATATTGACAGGCAAAAAAAAATGTAGTATCTTAAATAGAGACTACATAGGAGCGTACAATTATGATCCGCTGGCGTATTCGTGATTTAATGGAAGCCCGGCATACCGCAACGGGCGAGAAGATGACTTACGAGAAAATATCCCAGGCTACCGGCATTTCCCCCAACACGCTTTCGGCGCTGGCCACCGGCAAGGCCAAGCAAGTTGGCATTGAAACGACCATCGAGCGCCTGCTTGACTTCTTTGGCTGCGAGCCGAATGATTTAATTATCAAAATAAACAATCAATCTTGAGCATACAAATACCTGACCGCCATCGCCAGCGTCTTGAGTAGTAATGTCTCCTGTGCCGCCTTCCGGTTCTCAATCGCCGTCAATAAATCCCCCGCCGGCAATTCAATCAACAATTTTGCATTGGGGTTGTCAACCAAGAATTGCTTGGCCTCGTAACGTACCCACCGAAAATCCAATGGATCAAAGACATCTCCGCGCGCCTGCGCTGCCGCAAATAACTGCGTTTCCCTGGCCTCAAGTAACGGTAATAAATCCCCATTTTCCGGTAAACCACCAACCCGCCAAAAGTAGGCATCCTGGCCGTCATCTATCACAATCTCCACGGCGCGAGTGACAACTTTCTCAAATTCAGTCGTAGTCATTTTTATTATTGTTATCACCCTATGGTCACCCCTTCCCCGAATAGCCTCAATACAAAAGTTCCAGTATTACTTCCCGATGCCGTCCAGCTAGAACAAAATCTATCACTAATGATTGATACGGCTACAAAATTAGTTGAGCCAAACATATTCGCAACTGGCGCTCGAAAATTATTTCGCTTTGAGGCTGCATAAGCCTCGTATGGATGAATCAAAACCAATTCGCCGCCTGCACCAGTATCCCGATAAGCCGCATACGCAGAAAAATATGCAGAATCCGCCGCCACACCAGAGACAAATTCAAAATCAGCATAGTATGCCCCGTGACTATTGTCGGTATTTGTTTGACTACGAATAGTAATAGTATCGCCAACTTGCGAGCTGGCCGGGTAAGCGGTTACAAAATCAATGGTATTTGTACCTGTAGTGCAATTTGAAATTAGCGCATCTGTTCCGCGAGTAGTATTATGTAATACCATTTTAGCAATCTGACTCGTGGAAGCTGGCACTAGATTCGCCTCGTCACCGCTCGAAGGAGCATTATAAGTAATTGTATCGGCATCGACCAGACTGGCAATCGTCGCCACAAAATCAAGATCGCTTAAACTACCGCCTTTATAAATGTCATTAGAAGTGGTATTAGTAATCAAATGATAGACCAGATTACCATCACTGGCATCTCGCATTTTGCCGTTGCTGTCAAAATACCAGCCTCTAATCGTGGCGCTGCTGGCCGCCGTCAGCGTTCCGGTAATTCGTGGCCCAAATAGCTCAAGCGTTGCATTGGCCCCCGTTGCGGTTACATCGCCGGTATAATCACCACCGTAAACCTGCGTTGTTGTGCCAGTGGCGCTATCGTCTACGTAAAGCGCATAATTAGTACCGCCACCGCTGGCCTCACCCAGGCAATCGATCAATTTGACATCAGAACGATAGATACTAATAGCTGTCGCCGTGCCGCTGGTCGCCGTTGATTTGCCCTTGACGTTAATACAAGTTACATCGGCCCCGCCACTTGAGCCAATGCGCAGAGCAATGCGCCCGCCAGTGGCCGTATTTTCGACATTGAAATCCTGCAAGACATTGGTGCCATCATTCAGGATTAAAGTCTGTAAGCCGGTGCCGGTTAGTACCGAGACATCAATACCTGAGCCTCGAATATCGGCCCCATCCGCCACGCTTTCGGCGGTGCTGGTTTGACTGCCTTCGCCAATAATGGCCTGGTCACCAGCGCCCAGGGCGGCATTGGCTAAAGTCCAGGAAGCATATTCGGTTGTGGATATATTAACTTTGCCAGCATCGGCCCAAATATTAGAGCCGCCACCACCTCCACCAATATCCTCCCAAACTGCCCCAGTGTAACGCCTCAAACCCGGATTACCAGAATCGGTATTTGTGCCGTCATCCAGATAGATATCGCCGGTGCTGGGCGTAGAGGGAGCTGAACTACGCTCCGTTAGATTCATTGGTGGGTAAACCGAGCTGTCAACGAACGTCAGTTGCCCCGTCGATTTCTGATAAACCCCTCGAATCGTGCCACCTCCCACCACCGAATTAGGGGTGCCGGTGAAAACCGGTACTGAATTGAGAATAATCGTCCCAGAGGCATTATCAATTGGCGCATTACCCACATACTGACCGCCATAAATATTCACAGTTGAGGTAGTTGACACACCGATGTCACTGGTATTAGTTGTTGATATTCCAGTTATATCACAATTAATCAAATCTTCTCCAGATAACAACTCCAGACTAGTAGCATGTCCACCGAAAACATTATGCGCTAGAATTTTGACTTGAATCAAAGTGGCCGATGTGCCTTTGGCAGCATACATCCGCCCGGTATAATCAGCCACATTTTTAATCGTTAAATTAAATACCGAGCAGGTGCTAAAGCTGCACGCATAGTCAATTTCATCAGTTGTAGTATCCAAAATTGTAATATCAATGCCGCTACCAATCAGGTGTACTCCTACCGGAAAATCCTGCTCATCGCAAGCAAATGTACCTTCTCCAAAAACCACCGCATCACCCGAAGCAGGCGAGGCAGCGATGACATCAGCTATGGTGTCGTATTCGGTTGAGGTATTTTCACTGATATCCCAATGCATTAGTTTGCCCGGTTGAGGCCAGACATTGCCACCGCTGCCAGGTGCCGCCCCGGTACCACCAAAACCGTAAACCTCGAATAACTTCCGGTCGGCAAAATATAGCACGTCCACATAATCATCGACCGCCACGCCTGCGTATTGGCCTCGCCAGCGGCATCGCTGCTGATTATGCTGGCCGCAAACCGCCTCAATCCAGCCGTTATCGGTGGCGTACAAATCCTTATCGGTCACGCTTTTGACCACGCAGCCGGGTATAAATTCCGGCGGGGTAAAGCGGGCCTTGATCGTTTCGGCCAGCTTTTTGGTATCTCTAAGTAGATCAGGTTTAGGCATTTTCGGCTTCCAATGTCAAAATCGTTTTGGCGGTAAAATCGGTCATCGCCTCGACTTTGATTTGATGCACCCAAAAATATTTCGTCGACCAGCTCACCCCATCGGCGGCGCTGCTGTAGGTAATGGCTACCCGGTCCAGCAAATCCAGCATTAGACCGATCGCTCCGGGCAAAACGGCGGTGACGCGGTGGCCCCGGTTCTCGAATTTGTAAACCCTTTCGGCAATCGTCGCCATCAGCGTGTCGGCGGTGGCCAGGTAGCCCAGCCGGGTAATGATCGGGCCGGGGTCGGGATTGGTCGGATATTTGCCGGTAATCTGTAAGCCGCGGGGCGTGATCCCCTGGATTTTGACCTGGCCGATTTGCTCCGTGTTCAGCCGTTCGATGGTCAACGGCTCCAGTAGCAGGCCGCTGGTAATCGTCAACACCGGGTCGGGCAGCGTCGCGCCAAACATCGGATGAGGGATGTAATTAAGCTGATTGGCCTTATCGACATAGAGCAAATAAAAATCGATCTCGGCAATCTCTTGCAGCCGCCGCCAGAAATTGCCCTGCTTAACCTCGTACTCATCCACGGCGCTACTGTTGGCGCTGTCGATATTGAGGGTGATGATCCCTTCGGGCCAGACATCCTCTACCAGATTGCAATGCCCGTATTCGCCCGTTTTGCCCAAGCAATGCTCTACAATATCGGCCAGGGTCATACTGGTGATCTGGTGGGCGTTAGCGGGCGAGGCTTCGCTCTTGAAAAATATACCTTGAATCTCGCCCCGCTTCAAAAATTCCTGAGCGGTAAAGGCATTGAACGGCGCCTCGCTCGATTGAAATATCTTCTCCCAGGGGTCGGGTAGCAGGTGGCCGTAAAACGCCGCCCGCGGCTGATTCTCCCAACCGCTGGAGGTGTACAAGTCGAACCAGACCTCGATTTGCTGGTAGAAGTCCAGCCGGTCGGCGTCGCCAAAGACCGCGCCGCTGGCCTGCCAGCCGCCATCCTCGACACTGGCTTCGATCCGCCCGAGCAGGTCAATCGAGGCCATCAGCGCGATACCTCCACCCAATTGATCGTACCCAGCGCCGTGCCGCCGGCGTCCGTCATCGTAACGCCCCAATTGGGCGACCAATACGCCGAGCCGCCCGCGGTCCCGGCAAATAAAATCTCATTGTCTCTCACAGGATGCCGTCCCGCCGCCCGCACGCCCTGCGTGGCATCGCCCAGCTTGACCCAATTGGCCGTGCCTTCGGGTGTGGTGTAAACGTCGTCATCGGAGAAGGCCACCACTAGATCATCATTCTTCAGCGGGTCGATCATCGCCGCCGTCATAAATTTGGCCGTTCCCCAGGTGGCCGTGCCGGGGCCGATGTCCTGCCAGCCCAGCGTGCCGTTGAGGTCGTTATAATGGATCTGTGAATTGTTCCAACTCGACATCCCGCCGCCGTAGCCGTACACCACGTTATCCGCCCCGATTTTGACCAGCGGATAAAGCCCGGCGGTCAGGTCGTCCGGGTCGGTATAGTTGGCCGTGCCAAAGTTCCAAGAGTTTTGCAGGGTTAAAGTCGATTGGTCAAAATATTTCAGTTTAATCGTATTGCCCTCAATCGCCGTCAGATAGATATTTTCCTGATCGGCGCTGATGCCCAGATAGCGTATTTCATCATTAGTTGCGATTGTAAACGCCTGAATCCCAAACGTCGAGCCGCCGTCATCATAGCAGGCCACGCCTTGCCCATTGTGAACCTGGCAAACGCCAACGATACCAGATGGCGCGCCGGAACTTAATTCCTCCGCATCGCTGGCCAGGCTCAGGGTCGTACCCGAGATTGTGCCTGACTCCAAGTATAGGGCGCTATCATCTCCGACATAGGAAATTACGAAATAACCGCTGGCCATAATTACCGCATCGTGAAACAGTAGAGCCGTGCCCGATTTTAACAGCGTTTCTGAACCGACGCTGGAAATGGTATTACCGGAAAAGGTCACGATCCGATAATAGATATCACCGTCGGAATCGGAGTATACCAGCGAAAAATGGGTACTATCGAGGGCCATTGCTACTATATCACTGGCCGACTCAAACGAAGATGTTACCGAGGGCGTGCCCACCGAAACGGTACCCAATGTTTGCGAGGCCAATACCAGATACAACTCTGAAGCGCCATTATCATAACCAATGCATACCGCCCGGTCAGTATCAACTTTGTAAGCTCCCTCTGGATCACCGGTGAAGGTCGCTCCAATTGCTACCTCGCCCGCTCCATCCGCCCCCGCAGCGGTAAAAGCGCGGGCGTAATTCGTGCCACCGGTGCCATAGAAGCCGATACCATAATCAGCCTGCACTTCGATATTAACCGCATTATCAAATTGCCCGGCAGTTACAATTGCCGTGTAATCTACTGTAGGGAAATTAAGTGAAACGTAATCAAGTTCCTGAATGGAACTATTCGTACTAGCATTCTCTAAGATGTTAGTCACATCCGCTGCAAAATGCGCCCCGTAACATCGCTTGAAGCCCGCCGACCAGCCTTCGGTGGTGGTTGAACCCAGAGTCAATGTACCGCCGGTCGTCAGGGTGCCCAAAAACATCACAAAGTTGCCGCTTTGACCCGACATCACGTGGAAGATGTCGCCCGTCAATTTTTTAATCTGTCCGGCCTGATTGATCGAGCCGGGTGCCGAATCAGTATTACCTAATGTAATCGCCATTTATAAACTTTCCCACGTCACCGTGCCGCTGGTATCCGTTCGCATTTCCGCCGCATTATCGGTATACAGTACCCAGCTTCGCCATTCCGCCGTACCATTTTGCCAGGTGCCGATAGCAAACAATCGATCCCCCACAAAATGAAGTTTGCGCCAATCAATTGAGCCGACATCGGGCGCGGGATCATCCGCCCAGCTATTGGTGATCGTTCCCGGCGTCTTGTCGGCCCAACTCGCCCCGCCATCATTCGATACGTGAATGGTGTATTGATTGGCCCGCCAAACCGTTTTGCTGGCCTCCGGTAGCGCCTGCGTCGCCGGGTCGATCTTGACATCATAGGTGGTCAAATCGCTGCCTGACAAACCATCGTTTTTATCCGTCCAGGTAATCGTGCCTTCGGTGTTGGTATAGAATACGCCGCTGGTCGTGGCTGCGTAGCCGGCGAACGTTTCATCCATTACCACCAATTCTTTCCGGGCCGGTGTCGATTGTAGCCCGGTGCCATCGGTCACGATCAATTGGATGGTATAAGTCCCGGCCGTGGAATAATTGAGCGTGCCGGCGGAGACGGTGCCGCTGGCGGGGGAGTGGCTCTCGAAGGTCCAGGCGTAAGAGGCAATCGAGCCGTCCGGGTCATAGGAGGCGGTGCCGGTATAATCGACATCACCATTGACCAAAGCCGGATTGGGATCAAGCTCGATGATGGCCACCGGCTCTTTGCCGGCGCTGAGGCCCAGGGCGTTGGGGTCATCGCAGCAAAAAAAGCGGGGCGTGAAAACCGGCCCCAATTCGCTATCAAATTTCCAGGCCGTGGCGTCGGCCAATTTGGTGACAAGATCATCACTGAACGGCGTTGTAGCCATTAGATCACCACCAATACCCGCATTTCCACGCCCCGCACCAGGCCGCCCGGCGGCGCGTCAATCGCCCGGATTCGCTTCGATACCACGCCGCTGTTATAAGTCGTGCCGCTGGCCTCTTTCATCGTTTCAAAGCGGGCGGGCAAAACGATGCTGGTCAAAGTTTGATTTTCGTAGGTTGACCAATTCCAATTGACCGTGCCGCCGTTATCGACCGGGGCGCGCAGCGTCACTGCTTCATAAGCGCCAATCGCCTCGGAGCCGTCCAACTTGCCGCCGATGATATTGGACTCCCAATCGACGCTGGCCGGCTGGGGGTTCAGGGTGGTGCCGTTGATCTGTACTGTTACCGCCATAAGTGATATAATTCCTGTATGACTAAAGAATTGAAACGCCTGCAGCCTAAGCAAAATGAGCTAAATTTCCGCCAGGGCTTCAACTTTGGAATGGGTTTGTTCACCGCTCTAATCCTGTTCCTGTTTCTCATCATTCCAATGCTGCTTTGCGGCGTGGCGGTGATGCTGGCCGCCATCGGCCAAACCTAAGCCCGGCTCAATTCCGCCCGCAGCATCTGCACGACCATCTGGATCGCCTGCTCGCCGCCGTCGCCCTGCGTGCTGACGCTGGCGGAAAAGCCGCCAAAATTGAAATTGTTGGTCGTACCGCCGCCGCTGGGCACGCTGACCGCCTGGCCTAGCTCGGGCATATCATCAATCGCCCCGGCAATCCCCCGCAGCCCCAGCTCGAAGGGCGTCGGGCTGCCCGGTACTAGCCAATCCGGTAAGCCGATGTCCTGCTCCAGTGTCTCCACAAACGACGGCCAGGCGTCACGGATGACGACGATGGCGTCATACATCTTGTCGAAGCCGTCCACAACGCGAGAAAAGGGGTTGAGAATGGTCCAAAAAACATCTTGTAAAATCTTCACGGCTTCGCTGAGTATATCAACCTCAATGCCCACTCCGGCCAATTGTCCATCAAAATAATCGAAAATACCGAAAGCGCCATTAATAATTCCCGATACCAATTGAATAGATGTCCCGGTCGCTTGCAAAGACGGTCCCAGCGAATTGAGCGTTGAGTCAATCGAAGACATCACCGTATCGACCGATGACATATCTTCGTTTAGGATGCCCATACTTTCGGCCAGATCAGCCACCGGGCCGATCAGATTATCTCGAATGGACATTCCCAGCTCCGCCGTGGGTGCGTTGGCCTCTTTGGAACGGTCCAGAAATTCGGTAATATTTTCTGCCGCCGTTCTGACTGTTGGATTAAGGCCGTCGCCCAATTCGATTTTTAGCGTTTCGGCAACACCGTCCAAAATTTCCAACGTCCCGGCCAGGTTATCCATTCGCTGCGCTGCGGCTTCCGCCGCGTCGGTTTGGGCCATTGCCGCTTGCAATTCGCCAAATCCCTCCGCCCCCAGATCCATCAACCCCACCGCCGCCCGCATTGCGTCGGTGCCAAAGATGGTGGCCAGGGCTTGGTTGCGCTGTTCCTCGGAAAGATCGCTTAAGGCATTATCTAATACTTGGCTAATCTCTACCATTGGCCTGAGATTGCCCGCCGCATCAAAAAATTGATTTGCCCCATCTTCGGTAATAATACCCAAGCGGGTCATTGTTTTGGCTGCTTTTTCGCTTGACGGTACCAACCGCTGTAGCATCGTTTTGAACGAAGTCCCGGCGTCACTACCGCTGGCAAATAGCGGCGCAATCCCGGCAATGACGGTGTTAAAATCGTCAAATTCAACGCCCACCGAGGCGGCCACGCCGCCGGCCTGAGCCAGCGCCAGGCGGTAATCATCAACCGAAAATTTGGAATTAGTGACGACCGAAGTGATCCCGTTGACGGCTTTGTCCATCTCTTTGGCTTCGATGTTGAACAGCATCATGCTATCGGTAGCGATATCCGCCGCCAGCGAAAAATCACCGCCGGTACTATTGGCGAGTAAAACGGTTGACCGGGCCGCGCCGTCCATCACATCTTGCAAATCGAGGCCATTGCGGGCCAGCATTTCGATGGCGTCCGCTGCCTCGAAGGAGGATACCTTGAGATTGGGATCGATGCCCAGCTCTTTGACCAGTTCCTTGATGTCGGCAATCTCATCCGCCGTCGCGCCGGATACCGCCCCAACCGATGATAATTGCGCCTCCAGATCGGCGGATTTTCGCACGCTATCGACCACGGCGTCGCTCATCGTCCGCAAGCCGTTTTCGATGGCATTGATGCCCCTTTGAACGCCGACATTAGCCAGGCGATTAAGCATCGTTTCGCTGGTTTTAATGCCGCGCTCAAACCCCCGCTTGTCGAGGTCTAGCACGGCTTGCAAGCTGGCAACAGTTACGGCCATTTCTTCACTTTCTTTGGTTTCATTAAGGCATTTTCGGCTTCGTGAATTTGCAAGATACTATCCTGATCGATAACGCCCAGCCGGTCGATATAATCAAAAGTCCAGCCGGTAAGCAAGGCAATTTTAGCCCGGCGGTAAAGATCGGCGGTCCAGCCCGGCAAAAGCTCATTGTACTTTGCCGCCAGGTAGACCGCCTCTCCTATTTTTTTTGACCCACCAGGCCCAGCGCCTCGGTCAGCGCCGCATCCACTTCGCCGGAGTCATTCAGGCCCAGGTTAAAATAAGCCTCGGCGCTGATCTCCTCACCATAAGGCCAGGTCACGATTACCCGCTCCGCCAACTCTGCGGTTAGCTGGTCGCGACGATAGAGATCGCCCGCCGCCCCTTGCAGGTTGGCTACAAAATCAAGATATTCCTTGCGGGTGATCCGGTTTAAGTCAATTTTGAATCCGTCAAGTTCAAACATCTTAATATGTCGTATGCGTTACTTCCCCGCTAAACTCCCAGTTGATTACCCATTCTGCGACATTGGCATAAGCTATTGGGTCATCTTTGCTGGTCAAAATGGCGTTGACATAGGAGCGCCGATTGTTGCTGGCGGTCCCCTCCGGCCCCCACTCAAGCGTGCCTTCGGTCCCTACGGCTAGGGTAGTGATCCATAAGGCCGTGCCAGCCGTGCCGCTGATCGAGCGCATTGTTAGCGAGGCGGAGCCGTCTTTCAAGGTAGTTTTGCGCGTCACCGCCGCATCGCTGCCGGCGCTGGCGTCATCGGTTCCCATCTCCTCGGTCGGATCAAAAGAGCGATAGTCGCTTTCGATGGCGGTGCCGGTCCAAGCTAGATACAAATTTTTTCCGGTGTAAGCTGTCATCATTGTCTCCTAACTGTCGATAATAATGCGATACAACCCGCCGACGTGATAATGGGTCACACCGCTGGTATCCTGCTCCACATAATTAATATCACCCTCTCTGGCCAGCCAGATATTAGACCAGCCGGAAACGGTCAACGATTGGTTATGCAAGGCGGTATCGATGTAGCCGTCGAGCGCCGCCGCCGTGCCTTGCGTTGTGGCGATGGCCTGCACCTGATAAACGAGATTACGCATCCGGGTCGGTGACTCGTTTTGATCGCCGCCGCCCTGCCAGCCAAAGACTACATAAGGATCGCTGACGCCCTGCGGTGCTTGCTTATTGTAGATAATCGTGCCGCCCAGCGCCGTGGTCAGGTCGGACGATGCTTTGATTTTATTGTATAAGCCGGTTTCCAGGGCGGATATGCTCATTGCTCGCTCACCGTGATACTGTTGCGGAAGGCGCCGGTGTTGACTGGCACACCGGAGGCCCAAATCGCTTGAATATCGAAGGCCATTTTAGCCATCACATCATCCACATTGATGGCCCGCTCTATCGCCTGGCCGATGGCCTCATCTAATCCTTTTGTGACCTGTTCAAAAGCCGGTACTAAATTTGGGCGGGCCGCCATTCGTGACGTACCTAATTCGACAAAGATGCCATACTCAACCCCATCGTGGATAATTCGGCTTTTGACCGTTTGATCGGCCACCGCCGCTTTGATCGCCTGTAATTTGGCATCATCTAAACTAATCTTGGTTGCCATCAATCCACCCGCTTCAACTCCGCCAGCCGAATCGTGCGGTAGCTCTGCGTATCGATCACGACTGTGACTTCATAGGTTTTGCTATCGTGGATAACCCGATCTTCCACGCTGATAGCCTGATCGTAGGGAATATTCAACATCCAGCGACTTTCACCCTCCAAAACCATATTGCTGATTTGCTCGCCCTGCCCGGCGTAAACCGGATCAAGCCGGCAAGCCACCGAGGTATAGGTGTTGGCCCAGCTCTCCGTGACTCCGCCCAGGGCGTCCACGCTCTCGGTGCGGGTCTGGATCGTGCAGGTGTCCGGGAAAAAGTCATCGGCCAGCGCCCGCATGTCGGTCAATTCGGCGTCGCTAATAACGGTCATAGATCAACCCTCACAAACTGGCTCATCCTCAATTCCCCTTGGGCATTGGTGGCGATATTCGCCCCGGCCTTGGCTCTCATCGCCTTCTCCATCGCCATCGCGTGATCCCAGGCCTGGCTGCGGCTAAATTTCTGATTGTCCGCCGCAAAATCGTACCAGTCGCTGAAATGGGCCATTCGCTCCAGCCACACATCAGCGGCCGCGGCGTGTACGTCGTAAGTGTAGCCGGTCAGATAATAGGCTGTGCCGCCCTGATCGCTGGTAAAGGTCAAACGCCCCTGCCGATAATCCGTCGTGTAGTTGGCCGTGCCGATTTGCGCCCCCGGGCCGTCCCGCACGATCCAGCGAGCCGTGCCGCTGGTGGCCTCCTCGAAGTCCCGGTAAAGCGCCTCGGCCACGACATAGGTGACAGTACCGCCGCCGATGCTTTGTGGTTGCCAAGTTAGCGGCGTATCAATCACGAATTGGGCGTTGCTGTCGAGAATATCCTCCAGGTGGTCATCGGTCCAGTAGGTATTATCTCCCACGGTATATTCCGCCGTGCCCGCGCTGGTTAACGCCCGGACTCGATTAACTAAATTTTGCATCCCGTCTCGAATGGCCATTGTTAGCCTCCGATAATCACTCCCACTTTTCCTTCTTGATAATGCACCGGCTGCAACTCTGCCAGCGCCCGCTCCCAGGCCAATGCAGTCGGCTCATAATCCAGATCATCGACCACGATATAGCCGCCCGGCTTGAGCAGTTCATAACTCAAGATAATATCCCGATAGCCGCCTTCGGTCGTGTGATCGCCGTCCACCAGGATCAAATCAAAGCTACCTATTAAATCGGGTAACACCTGTTTGCTGTCACCCGTAATCAAATTCACATTGCCTTTATGCCCCATTAGGGCGATTTGTTGCTCGACAAATTCCGGGCCCGGATTGTCCGCCCCGCCGTAGCCAGGTACCCATAGATCAATGCCGGTCAGATTGCAGGTCCTGCACCGTTGGGCCACCACCGCCATCGAAAAACCGCGGCGAACACCAATCTCAAGATATTCTTTCGGCTTGGCCGTTTGCGCCAGAAAGGACAAGACCAGCCAGATATTAGCCTCTTTTTTGTCCAGCATCTCCAAAATCAATTTTTTGTGCGGATCATCGGCCAGCTTATTAAAAATCGCTCTGACCGCTTTTTCATTGGTTTTGGTCCAGCATCGTTTGAAAATATCCATTAATCCACTCCGTAAATATTCGCCAGCGTCGTCACTTTCGCTTTCATCGGCTGCGCCGGCACCCCGATCCACGTTTCGCCCGCCGGCACGTCTTTCGTCACCACCGCCCCGGCTCCGACCGTCGCCCCTTCGCCAATGTTGTGCCCTTCGATGATCGTGGCCCCGGCTCCAATCAAAACGCCATCGCCAATCGTCACCGAGCCGCTAATCCCGGCGTTGTGGTTGATGACGCAATAATCGCCAATGCTGACATCGTGCCCAATCGTCACACCCATATTGACGTGCGTATAAAGGCCGATTTGAACATCGGGCATAATCACCCCACCGGGCATTATGGTCGTGCCGCCTCGCAGTTTGGGCTTGCCTAAAAGCTGGCAGCCAGGATGGATCAAACTAGGGAATTTGTGCGGCGAGGTCCGGTAAAATTCGCGGATCTTGCGCCGGGTGGCCGGCGTACCGTTGGCGATGACGCAATCCTGCGGGCGCTGGCTCACAAACCAGTCATCATTGCCAATCACGGGCAGGCCCATAAAATGCTCATTAAAATCGATCCATTCCGCCACGAAGCCCAGTACGCTAAAGCCCATCGTGCGAACCATCCCGTAAATCTCTTTGGCCATCCCGCCGGTGCCGATGATAATTAGATCGCTCATTATGATTGCTTTCTGCTGCTTTCGTTTGCTTTCATTCTTATTCAATACCCGCAATGCTGGGGTGCAATACGTGCAAGGTCGGGTCGGCAAAAATCTTATAACCCTGCTCACGGGCCTGTTTGCACATTCCCAGCACCGCCTCCCGCTCGCACAACCGCAGCCCGCCCTCGGTGATGCACTCCATCTTGAACAGTACCACGCTGCCCACGCTTTCAACCTCGAACGGCGCGTCGCCAAATCGGGTGAAATACCAGGCCGGCGGCGCCGGCTCGAAAAGTTTGCCCTGATGCCGGAAGGCCCACACGTCATAAAAGCGGAGATATCCGTTGACATTGATCCAGATAAGCGGGGCGAAGATGTCAGCGGCGGCGGGCTTGCGGGTGATAAGTTCGGTCAAGAGGTCGGGTTGAAATAGCAGATCGGCCTCCAGCATCAGGGCGTAATCACCCCAGCCATCCCGGGCAATTTGCTCCCAGTTGCGATTGCCCGTTAAGGCCATTGCCCGCATCCGCTCGGGGCGGGTGGTGTGCCATTGGCGCTCAAGCCCGGTGTCATATTTGGTGACCGTGATCCGCTCATCTTCAATCGCCCAGGCTTGCAACTCGGCCAGCGTGTCATCGGTCGAATCGCCTTCGCTCAGGTAGAGCCGTAATAACTTGGCCGGATAATCAAGCTGCTCGATCCGGCTCCGGTATAACTCTATCGGCGGGCCGGCCATATCTCTGAATTGGGACCACACCGAGATTTTGGGCAAAGTCATAAACTTTTTTCCCGCCGTTGACCAGGTTTTCAATGTCAGCCAGGGCCGGCTTCCAGTAGTGATTGAACACGGTATCGATGTCGAAGCGGAGCGCCCCGTTGTGGGCCTTGCGCTGCAATTTGACATTATCCCGCTCCCGGTAAGCCTCCTCCAGCACATCGGCAACGCTATCGACGTAGACCCGCTTTCTCCAGCTTTCCGCCCCGGCGTACCAATCGAGCTGGCCATCCAATTTCCAGCCGCCGAACAAAAGCTCATTGGTCGTGGCGAAGTCGGTGGCCGCAATCGGGCAGCCGCACATTTGCGCCTCGACCAAGGGCAGGCCGAAGCCTTCCGATTTGCACGGGTTGAGTAGCAAATCGCTGGCCCGGTAGACATTGGCCATATACTTCTCATCCAACATCCCGTTGATGTAGCCATATTGATCCGGTTGGATGATACTCTTTTCGATGCCCAGCCGCTTGGCGATGTTGGCCGGCTTGATCGGGCCGCCCCAATCGGTATGAATGTACAGGATCGCCTCCGGCCGTTTTTCAAGGAACTTGGCGAAGCCCAGCATCGCCTCGCTAAAGCCTTTGCGGTCGGAGCCGTCTTTATTGGCCGCGACCATCGTCACCAGGAAATCATAATCCCGCCCCACCTTGAACTGCTCGCGGGCCGCCATCTTGTCGCCTGGGCAAAAAGTGTTTTTTGGCACGCCGCAGGGGATATAGTGCGCCTTAACACCCGCCCGCTCCAGTACCTCTACGCCCCACTTGGAATAGACCATCGGATAGATGGCCGGTTCCAGGGCTTGAATGATGCCATCGGGCGCGGGGTCGATGTCCACGGGCAGCCAGGGCGCAAAATTGGTTTTTCCGGTGATATGAGGGGGAAATACAAAGACATCACAAACCGTGATGCACACCTCGGCCCGGCTATGCCGGTAATGCTCAAGTAGCATCGCCTCGCCGTAAGTGTTGCCGCCTACGGCGTGGTGTGGGAGAATGGTCACGGTCTGCGGTTTGTCGCCGTTGCGCCCGGCAATCGTCCAGGGCATCGGTTGCCCGGAGAGGCCATACCAAACGCCCACCGTAACGTGATGACCGGCCCGCACGATGGAAGGTACTGTACGGGCGGTCAACACGCTATACGATGAGGGGGACCAGGGTACTGTCGAGTGCCAGTATATCCGCATCGTTTAGCCGGCGGTGGTGATACCGTCTACGTATTCAACCACAATCACCGCATCGGCGGTTAGATCGTTACCTGCCGCCGCCTCTACCTTTTTGAGTACAAGCCATTCAGCCGAATCAATAAAGGCATTGGCCGCGGTGGTGGTCACGGTTAGACTTTGTGGAGTATCGATTGCCCAGACGGTCGCGGTGCCGCTGGCCATACTCGCCACGGTCCCACCGGCCACGGTCCCGGTACTGCCGTAGTTCTGCAACACCAGGTCCAGGGTTCCAACCGCGCCGGTTACGGCGTGGGCTGCGATCACGGTAAAGCCGCCATATACACTAGACGCTTTTGCCGCAAAGCAGAGGTCGCCATCGCCGGGCATCGTATCAGGATAAATTTGCAAAAACTTGCTTTCTTGTGCCATTGTTCAAATCTCCTTAACTTGTCGGCGTGGCCGCGTCGAAGGTCAAACAAATGCCTGTTGCTGGCCGCCAAACCCCGTGAGCATAAACCGAAGTCATATTCAACTCCCAGCCGCGCCGGGAAGCGTCCCGCTCCGGCTCAAGTCGTGGTGCCCGCCGCATATCCATCGCCATTGCCATTGGGCTAAACATTCCACCATTAGCGTCATCGGAAGCATCGACAGTGATATCAGCAGTAGTAAAAATATCTACTCCCGCCACGGTCGCAACATAATATTGTCTGGTTACTTCTTCGGTAAATTGGGGGGCTGCCGCTGGTGATGTACTAGCAGCAATGCTAGATGCTTTTGCCAATTGATACCATTGATATTCGTGGAGCACGCAGCGGTAAGGCATTGGCGCTTTAGCATTTTTCAATTGCGCACGGGCCGCAAAGAAATGGCCCCAGGTTATCGTGGTACCGGCCGCGCCCACGGTGCCGGCGGTCAGACTTGAAAAATTGCCCAGTGTATCAGTGTGCATTTTTTCAGACATTGACATCCCCAACTCTCGGGAAGCATCACTTTGCAAAGCAAATGGATCAGACTCAATTCGTAAATCAGGCAAAAAGAATTGGCCGCCAGCTTCCGCCGGGGTCAACGTAGCCAGAACAGATGGGGTAAAGGCTTGACTTTGCAAGTCATCCAGCTCTCCGATAGTGGCCATTGTCGCGCTGGTATATTCGCTGCTAGAGCGGTCTGCGCTGCCGGTTTTATCGTCAAATACAGTGATGAGATTGGGCATCAGCGTATTTTCGCGCAGGATGAACATTGCATCTTCATAAATCGTTTGGATATAAGTACTGATATCAGTACTTGGATTAGTTGCTGCCATCAGAATTACTCCTCATCAGGCGTTCCTTTTGACCAAAAAACCCCACCACCTAATCTTTCGGCAGTTTGGATATCGAAAACTTTACCGCCGCCGCCGTAAATCCGCGCCCGGCGCTGTTCGTCCGTTTCACGAATCGGTTGGCCGCCGCTGGGGTCAAATGGCTCCAAAGAGCGCCCCTGTTTTATCAAATATTTACGTTGGTCCGCAAGCTGTTTAACCAGTTTATCGGCATTGGTGATTTCGCCGCTGTCGTCAAAATCCAGTTGGTCGGGGCTGATTAAGGCCACTGCATCAGCGGGGTCGTTAAAATTCAACTTAGCCGCCTCTGCAATCAGGGCCGAGTGAATACTGCGCCGCTGGGCGCGCTCCTCGGCCTGCTGCCGGGCCTGGCGCTCCTGGTCTAATTCCTTTTGGAGTTTTTCTTGTTCGGTCAGTTGCGCCTCTTTGATCTTGTCCAGCTCCGCCGCCGCTTTTTTCAGGTCGTTATAGTCGGCATACTTTTCCTTTTCGCGGGCTAGACGTTCCTTGACAATCCGGTCTAGATCAGCTTGCGTAAATTCCGCCGCGGGCGGCGTGGGTGAAGCATCCGGCTCGGGAGCCGTGGGGGGTACTGCATCCGGCGAGGGTTTCGGGTCGCCGTTGCCCGTGGGTTCTATATCTTTTTTGTCTGTCATTTTCCTACCTTACCGTGATAGTGACGTGTATAAATAAAAAACGCCCAACGCGTCCGGCGTGGGCATTGAGCCGTCTGGCCGTTGCGCTGGGCGTAAAGCCTGCGGATTTTGCAGGGTATAGGCCCGTTATGGGGTTGTGTCGCCAGTCAATAAATTTGTGACTGTACTCACCATTTTAGCACAAATTGGTAGAATTAACAACTATGCCTTATGGCCTATTCCTTAAGTCCTTTCAGCACGATCAATAAAACGTCGTTATTGTATTTTCGATAAATCAGGGTCGCTATCGTGATGAGTAGCCGCCTGATCTGAATGGCGAAGTCGGTGTCGCTCATTTCCCTATTGCATTTTTATACTAACTATGATAAAATGTATTTTATGGCTGATATAAATGATCCTCTTGTCAGATTAGGCCGGCGTAATCGGCATCTTAATCAAATCATCGCCAACGGCGGTTACTATGTCACCGATTGTCGCCCCCAGGCTATCAAAGCGGGTTGCCAGCGGCTTGATTGTCCAATGCGCTCGCTGGCTATTCCGCCCGAAGCTCAAGAGACAGATTACTTTCTTGAATGCGAGCCGGTGGGCGACCTGGCCGATTTGCTGATAAGACTTCAAAGAACGATTGCCCCGCCTGGCTAAAATTCAAACTCCGGCTCCGGCTGCGGCTGCCGTCCACCCGGATATTGCACAAATTCGGGTACATACTTCTCTCTGTTATCCGGCGGTATTTCGATCTGTGCCTCTTTGCCGGCTTTAACCATCGATACTTCATACCATTCCCAGAGCTTCAAACCTTCCGCCGCCCGTGGATTATAGGCCACTTCCATCGCATCGGCCCGCTGGCGGGGCGTCGCATTTTTAACTACTTGCCGTCGCTCTTTGACCGATACTCCGGCGATGGGCGTTTGCTGGGGTTGCCCGTGGCCGATCTCGGCCAATAATCGCCGCTGTTTGCTGTAATCCAGTTTGTTGACCGTTTCCGCACTATAGCCCATCCTCACTAATTGTTTAGACATATACTCTTGAGCCGATTCTTTGGTTTCCCGGTTGATCCGGGTTGTCGCTTGCCGGGCTGCTTTAGCCGTGCCCCCGGTCCAACTTCGCTCAATGTCCTTACCGCCAACCTGGATGATTTCTCTTTCGCCAATTTGCAAGCGCCGCCGGCCAACCGCCCCGGCGCCCAGCGTTTCCCGGCCCGCCTGAGTCGATCCTTTCAAGGCTTGTCCGGCATCCGCCTTTAACTCATCGGCCAACCGCTCCCAATCTCTTTGCTGCATTGTCAGCGGCGTATAGCCCCGCTGTTTTGAAACGGTCGAGATTTCCTGTTCAAGTGAGAATTTATCGAGCGTGGCTTGTAACTCGCCCTCGTAAAATTCGCCATTCTCCCGAATTGTCTTAAGTTCTTGCTCTGTTTCCCAATAGCCGGCGGTGAAATTCTCACGCTTGATCGGTGGCGGTGGCTTGCTGGTCAGTTCTTTTAAGGTCGTTTCCCTGAGCAATTCGCCATAAACCCGGTCATTATATTTCCGGCTCAGGTCGTTAAAGCTGAATTTGCCCGCCTGCCAGGCGTCAAATTTACCCGCCCCCATCATCTCCCGCTGCAATGTTTCAGGTTGCCGATTGAACCACTCCTCACCGCTCTCAAACGGCGGCACCGGATCCGGTCGGTCAATGCCCAAGTCCCGATAGCTGATCGTTTTGGGTACCGGCACGCAGCGCCCATTGTGGTGATCGTTCAACTCCTCATCGACCGGATGCTCGCTGCCGTGCTGGGCGACGCACGACATACAGGTCCGGTTATCCAGCGTCGCTACCCAAACCCATTTCGGCACGATCTTGCGATTAGCCTGGAAGGTCATCTGGTTGGCGGTCTGGTAGGCTTTGATTTGCGCCGTTCTGACCGTCGTCATTGCGCTGGTCAAGCCGTTGCCCAGCCCGCCTAACACGTTGCGCTCCAGCGTCCGGGCGATGGTGGCCGGGTTTTGGCCCCTGGCAATACCGTCCAGTAGGTGTGTCCTGACCTGATTTACCACGTAGCGCGCGTAAGTTTCGCCTAGTCGCCGCCCGTAAACTTCGCCCAGGCGACGATTTAACGGGCTATCAGGTTCCAACATACCTGTCATCGTCTCAATCGCCTCTGCGGGCAACGTGGTAAACGAGGCGATCAATTCTCGCCGCAGGGCCGATGGCAATTGGGGCAAACTGGCCTCGATCAGCCGCAGGCTATCCGATGCGCCCTGCTCGATGGCCCGGCTCACAATCACGTCAACCTCGTTTTGCACCGTGCCGCCAAAACGGATGACCTGATCCTCGATTTGTCGCAATAGCTGCTCGGTGCGGGCCAGTTGTAAAAGTTTCGTCTGGCTGGGCCGCTCCATCGCCGCAATATCTTCCGCCAGCGCCGCCAGGTCATCCTGCAAGCCGCGATAGATCCGGGCATAGGTCCGGGCCATCCGGTCGGCAGCCTCGGCTTCCTGCGCTTCGAGTTGCCCCCGGAAACGGCGAGCGGCGTCAATCGCGGACGGTCGGGGCATTGGGCACCAGATAAGCCATTAGCGCTACGATAACGGTCGTCACCGCCGCCGCTACATCCGCGCCGGGCCGGATCTCGTACAGGCTCAAGACGTAAAAGATGATTGTGGTCAGCGCCCCGGCCAGGGCGCTATAAGTTGCTTTGTTGTATTGTGTGTTCATTGGTTAAACTCCTCTATTAAACGCCCGATTACCCGCTATCAGGTCCAAAATACTCGCGCCCACGTCACCCGCCTGGCGCTCCTCAAATAAACGGTCCTCCTCGCCTTCGTGATCATAGCCCCGTAGATTGCGGTAAGTCTGCCGTGAAATAATCCCATTTTGCAATTCGTTCAGCAGCGTGGCGGCGTAGGCGTCGTCATCGGGCAACACATCAGGCCAGAGGGTCACAATCGTCTCCGGTACCGCTTTGCCGGCCAGTTCCAAGCCGTGTTGACCAATCTCCTCGAAGGCTTCCGAGTATAGCAGCCGCTTCTTTTGCGTCTTTTTGATGGCGTTGGCGAATAGCACTCGCAGGCCAAAGTTCGTAAGCTGTCCCACAAGGTCTTTGACCGTGGTGTTATCCACCATCCCGCCCGATTGCCACAGGCCGCCGGTGATGATCTCGGTCAACCAGCGCACCAGGTTATTATCGCTCTGCATTTCCAGATTATAGATTTTGGCCGCTTCGTTGGCCACGGTGAAAAAGCCGCCCACCGCCGTTTGTACCAGCTCTTGAGCGGTAAACCCGGTGCCTACGGTTTTCGGGTCGGCGTGATGCTTCACGATGCGCTGGGCGTTGGAGAGGATAAAATTCAGGGCGTCATTCAAGGCTATGGCCTCGCTGATGTCATTGCGCCCGTAGTAGCCGTTGTTATTGGGTAAATTCTGCCAATCGACCAGCGGTGGCCAGTCGTATTCCCAGGGCTGCGCATCCCGCAGCGTCCAGCGAGGCTGCGTGCCGGGTACATCGTGATAATCGGTGGTGTCATAAACCAATTCAAACCAGCCGTCCAGGGTGTGATCGATCTCGCCCTCGACCAGTTGCCCCCGCACGTAATCGATCCGCTTGCCGATCATCCCGGCCAGGTGTTGCAGCCGGTACCATAGCACGTCGGAGGTGTCGAACGGGTTCCAAAAAGCGGCGAAATGGATTTGCTTAATCCGGGTCAATTTGGGATATTCGCCACGCTCCGCGCCGGGTAGCAGCCGCACGGCGCTATGGCCTTCAATCGCCCCGCCCAGAATGAGCGACTCTTTGAGAATATCGCCCCGGTTATCATTCCATAGGGCGTTGACTTCTGCGTCAGCCTGCTCGCTCTCGCCGGCGTCGAAGGTGATGCCGTCGCCGATCATCAGGCCGGTGATCCGCTCCGCCAATTGGCCCACTTGATTGACGGTCACGTTATCATCGTAGCCATCTTTTTGTTGTTTGAGCGGCTTTTTGTGACGACCTTCGTAATAGGCCCAATTACGCTCGATCTGCTTGAGCCGCTCATTGTGTTCGTCGGTAAAGGCTTGCTCGATCTGCTTGCCTTCGTTGCTGTTCAGGTCCATCGGGTACTGCATCGCTGCTGGCATAGTTTCACCTATAGCTCATTATGAATAAAAGGGGTTGGCATCTTGATATTGTAAATCATAGCGGGTTGTCATTGCTTCCAGGCCGATAGCCGTGGCGATCACCGTATCGTCGTGCTGGCCTTCGGGCGCAGCGTAGCGCAAGGAGCCGCCCGGTAGCCGGGTCGCTTCAAAGGCTTGTAGCTCAGCAATCAAAACCGGATCATTGGGAATTTTGATAGCTTCCTGTTCGAAGGCCAGGGAGAGAGCGTTAATAATTTGTCCCTTGCTGATGTTGGTCGTGGTAAAGCCTTTAACGGGTAAACCGTCCTGTTTTAGCTGATCGATGATCGGTTCTCCCATCGAATTACTTTCAGCCAGGATCAGGCGGGGCTTGAATTTCTCGTAGAGCGTCTTGAGCCGCCCGCTTTGCACGGTGTAATCGATCTGGTTAAAGCGGTCCAGCTTGACCAGCTCCCGCTCGCCCTGATCCCAGACCGTGATAACGGTAAAATCGTTCAACTTGCCCCAATCGACCCCAAACATATAGGTGTGACCGGCTTCGGCGTGATCCAGCCGGCGGGCGGTGGCGCAAGCATTAATATTACGAAACAGGTTAGCATCCTCGACAAATTGAGCCAGATACTCTTGCCGAAATACCCGCTCAGGTAGCTCGTACCGGGCCGCGTCGATTTCGTGGGGGGAAATAAAGGGGTTGGCCGCCGTGGGCAATTGCCAGCAGGTCCAATCCTCTCGGGTCGGGTCGTTGCCGTAATCAAATAGCGTCTTGAAATAGTTCAAGCCTTTGGGCGTGGACAGAAAAAACGCATCGCCGCTGTAGTCGGTCAGCGTTGGCCTGATGGCCTCCTGCCAAGCCTCTTGTAGCTTGGCAATCATCGCCGCCTCATCGATCACCGCCCTAGCGTACTTCCGGCCGCGGGCCGCGTCCGGGTGATCGAGCGACCACATATCCAGCACCCCGCCGGTGATAAGCTCAATCCGCTTTTCCTGTTCACTTTTTTGTTTCGTCACCGGCTGCAATACGTTTTTCATATCCCGCCACACGTCCGCCAGCATCTTATAAGTGGGGCTAAACCAGCCGACCGGCTTACCGTCCAACATCGGGCGAATAATGCGATCAATGCCCAGCGTGGTTTTGCCGAAGCGCCGCCCGCAGGCCATCACGTTAAAACGGGTCTTGTAATTAATCACTTCCACTTGCCCCGGATGAGGCTTCGGCAAGCTCAGTGTCAAGGTCGTCATATATCACTCGAATAATGCTATCAACCGCACTTTCCGGTCGATAATCCTTCATCATCTCCAGCGCCAACTTGCGGTCGGCGTGCGCCTTCGGATCCGGCGTCCGGGCCACTTCGACCAGGGCGTCAAATATCTCCCGCCGGTAGCGCAACAGCGGCGCCGCCTGTAGCCAGGCGATGGCCTGCTCGATGTTCGTTTGCTCGCCAAAGTCTTTGGCCTTCCAATTGCGGATGGCCCGGGTCGTACAGCCCAAGACCGTTTCGGCCAGCTCGATCTCGGTCACAGGTTGGCGACTTTCCGCCGGCTGGCTCGCCCAAGCCAGATAGACCCAAATCCGCCAGTTGGCGAAATGGGGAAATTGCTGCCGAATAGCCAAATAATCCTCCCACCAGGGGAAGCGGTCGCCCTGGTCGTGCAGGCGCTGGTGGGCCGTGCGGCTCTCCGGCTGGCCCGGCGTGGCGGCGGAGGCGGGAAAGTCGATCACGCTTGCCTCTTGTCATACATCGTTCTAACCTCATCGATCTCTTGTCTAAGCTGATGCCAGCCCCAGACCCGCGTAGTCACGTTGGCTAAAGTATGATAAATCGGTTTGAGCCGTTTTTCAATGGTGGCCTTGCTGATTAAATCCCACTCGGTTAGAATGTCGTCAAAATCCGCTACCGATTTCCGCAGATCGTGAATATTGCCATTAAGACTGTCCAATTGCACCGCTTTGCGTCGCAAAATCGTGACTAGAATAATGATACCCAACAACATCGCCACATTCAAAATTAATCTGCCCGGCTCATCCGGCCATAACAAAATAATTTCAGCTGCCACCGCCAATCCGGCTGAGGCTATCCCCCACCTAAACCCGCCACAAAAAGTAGATAATACCACTAAGAAAAATGCCGGTGATATACTAAAACCAAAAACATCACCGATATAATGCAGAAATGCAAAGGCCAGCACCAGATAAATCAACATAAAAATTGTGCCTAAATACGGGTAGCAATGCAATTTCCAAGTCATTTGTCTTAATTGTCTCATGTCAACCATCCTTGAAAAATTCTATCTCAGATTTGACGTTTCGCAACTCCTGTTCAATATCGTATATCTGATTGGTGATATTGACCGGCGGTTGCAAGCCCGCCGCCGCCCGTTGCTCCTGTAAGATGTCCAGCGATTTTTGCAGCCGCCCCGCCCGCCGCCGCAGGCTGGCCGTGTGCTGTTTCAGTATGTCGGCTTCCA